GGATTCAAAGATTATTGCAAAGCAGTTATTAACGGATTTAGGAAGTGATGTATTAAGTGATGGGAAATCAGTGGCGGAAGATATTAGGGTAATGGCAGAGGAGAGTGAAAGTTTTGAAAACGCTGTGTTTGAAGTTGGAGTCATGAAAATTGCAAAAGATTGCGCAAAACTTTGCAGTATGGGTGGGGACACGGCAGATAAAGCAGCAGTATGTTTAGATGAAATTGGATATGACAAAGAGAAAATTAAAAGCCTCAAAAACTGGTGTGTATGTGAAATTGATGGAGGTTATCTTGAAGAAGGTGATCAGTACATTAGTATGACCTTCTACAACCCAGCTACTCAAAAGTATGCGGAGTTGGAGTTTGATTCAGATGGATGTGTATTTATTACTGCTCCACGCGATACGAAAACGAAGGGAGAAAGAGGATGAATGAAATTGTAAAAGTAGGAAACCACGATGTGGTTGAGATTCAGTGGAGGGGCCAGAAGGTTATTACCACAGCGCAGCTGGCGGAGGTATACGAAACAGATGCCAATAATGTACAAGCTAATTTTGGAAGGAATCAGGAGCGATTCAAGGAAGGAACTCATTATTTTCTGTTGAAGGGGCAGGAGCTGAAGGGATTTAAAGACTACCTGACTGATAGTCAGTTAGTTGCTAAGAATGCACCATTACTTTACCTCTGGACTCACCGCGGTGCAAGCCGACACTGTAAGATTCTGGACACAGAGAAAGCATGGGAGCAGTTCGACAACCTGGAAGAAGCGTATTTTAACCCGCAATCATCATATAAGAAGCTTTCCGCTCTTGAACAACTGAAGCTTCAAAATCAAGCTATTCTGGAGGTTGACGAGAAAGTGGATGCCGTGAACAATGACCTTCAGGAATTTAAGCGGGACATGCCACTATTAGCTCTAGAGTGTCAGAAGATTACATGGGCAAAGAACCAGAAAGTGGTTCCCCTCCTGGGAGGAAAGGATGCTCCGGCCTATAAGGATAATGGACTGCGTAGCCGGGTTTACCGCGATGTTGAAGGACAGCTCCGCCGGGAATTTGATGTCAAGACATATAAGGCAATCAAGAGAAGCCAGTGTGACCTTGCTATCCAGATTATTAAGGATTATAAGCTACCTATGGTGTTAGAGGAAGAAATCCGGGACGTAAATGCCCAGATGGAATTGTTTGAAGAATGATAAGTGCCGCACATTGACAATTTCATCCATCCACAGCAGCCATCCGGCTGTAAGCGGTAAGAACGTGAATCCGCTGTGAAAGAGTGTATCGGAATATAAAGTAATGGAAGGAGAGTGATACTGTGACAAGACTATGGCTAAGTCCTGAGGAAGCGGCCCCTGTCCTGGGAATGAAACCGGCAAAGATTCGGAATTACATGCGCAGGGGTATCTTGGACCTGGGATTGGCAATCCCACCGGAGAAAACTGGTAAGACCATGTGGGAGTTTCGGATATACCCGGCAAAAATAGAAAAGATAATCGGAGAGAAACTGGAGCGTCCAGAGGAAGGAGAGAAACAGGAATGAACAGAAACAGGGAACCCGGCCGGTTGGACTGGGCGCTGATCATCGTACTACTACTACTGATGACGGTGGCATATATGTGCAAATGCTGGCAGGTGGACCAGTTAGTAAGGATGTTATAGGAGGATGAAACGACAATGGAGAAAGAAACCAAAGAAGTGGTATTGAGCCATATTAAGGATGGGACCTATGTTCCGGACATGCTGTTTGACATACAGAAACTGATGGCCAAGGCCGGGATGGAGCTATATGCAAAGCCATGCTGTGACCGGATTGAAGCAGCAGGCCTGGTGGATAAGGTACATGTCCTGCGAATTCAGCCATCCCCATGGAAATTACAGGTAGATGCCGATGGTATGGAGGCCTGCCGCGGGATATTAGAGGCGTACCTGCAGCCTGAATATCTGAATGAAATGTATGAAATCATCAAGGGATGCCGTGACTGGACCATATCTGTCAACAACATGCTCTATTCTTTACGGAAGATAAGCAGTAAAGACCTTAAGGATGACCTTATGGACAGCTTTGTATATAAGGTAGGAGAGGACGACGAGCAGGACGTCACGGAGCTGTTTAAAGCGGAGTTAGAGAACCGGAAGCTCCTGGGCAGGATGCGTAAACTGAATAGGAGGACTGCCTTTGTAATCCAGATGTTAAGGATGTTCCCCGGTCCGCTCCAGATACTGGTACCATTCATCAAGGAATCCTGGAAGAGCTGGAATACGGCAGGAATTGTGCCGCATGTAGAGAGCAATGGGAAATATACTAAGGCTCTGAGACGCTTTACGGATATCCATGGCGGTACACGCTGCATAGGAAGACTGCAGGGAGTTGACCTGGCACAATACATATTCCTGGCAGTCAAGGCCTATGGAAAAGAGAATCATGCAGAGTTCAACCACACAAAAGCCCATAAGTCCTGCCTGGAGATAGAGAACAGGTACCAGGAGTTAAAGCAGGTCATGGAGACCATCGGCAGGCTGACACCTTTGGAGCTGCTGAGGATGTTCCCGGTCAAGAAGGAATATGACGGAGAGAAGTGGGGGACAAAGGATTACTACTATACCATGGACCGATTAAGGCGCCTGCCGGCAGACAGGCCCATAGGGGACGCCCAGGATGTTGCCGCTCTCCTGTGGGACTATCAGAACTGGGACTTGACCTTCCTGCTCCTACAGTGGGAGAACGTTTTGGGAGATTTGCATGTTTACTGTAATGAGTCCGGTCCAAAGGATGAGCTTCATGACAGGATGAAAAAAGGCGGTGTGAACGGATGGGGAGAAGCAGGGCAAAGAAGCCGACCCGGAACCAGAAGGCGCTGATGAGTAAGGCAGGCCTGGTGGTAAACAACTGGCTGGTGTTGGAAGAAACAAAGACGGAGCTGAGATTGGTGAGCCGCGGCGCCGGCGTGAGACGCACAATAAAAAAAGTCCCTAACTAACGCCAATTAGTTAAGGACAAGCATAGGCCTGGAGGCGCTATACCAAAGTTCAACCACTTATAAGTATAGCACCTCTGAGCCGGAAAGGGAAGAGGATTAATGATGCTGCATGAAGATTTAGTCCGAGAATTGGTAACGGAACTGTATAAGATGGATGTGGCTGAGTTATTGGAATTTAAGGAAGATGAAGCAACGGAACTGGAATTACAGGGTATACCGAAAGAGATACGAGACCGTTGTATCTATATTATTGATGTAGTGATTCAGGTGAAGCAGGAAAGGATGGGAGTGGCGGTATGAACATACAAGAGGAATTGATAATCTCTCAATATCAGCCGGTAGTAGGGCTGACCGGAACGGACGAGGCAAGGATATTTCAACATTGGATTCAAGAGTACGGATGCGAGAATATCCTTTTCATTTGTTCGTCGGTTTACAATCTGGGGCGTATTCAAGGTATCAAGGATGAACGTAAGAGAAGAAGGGGAGAGGTGACGTTATGACATTTCCAATCAATAAAGGAGAATTCGTTGACAGGTGGCTTAAGACCATAGGGGAACATGATGATACAGACCGTGAGATGGCAGAGGCGATTGTAAGTTTGGCCAACCGGGCATATTATGCAGGCCTTGCAGAGGGCAGGAAGGAGACAGCGGCATGCAGAGAATGATATGTATATCAGTGGAGCAGCACAACCGGATGCTAGAAAGCTACGACAAAGCCATGGAAGAGTTACAGGAGCTTAGAGAGCTGCTGCAGATGACCCCGGGCGACGTAGATGAAGTTGCACCGGTGCAATCCGGCCATAGGGCAGCAGAAGATAAAAGAGGAGTTGCCCGGGAATGCAGGAAAAGCATTATGAGCGCATTAAAGGATGTTGATGACCTTAAATTCCTGCGGCGAATCTACATAAGCATATTGGTTGCTAAAAATGGAAGGGTGGGTGACTGCCATGACAAACGAGCAGCTTGTAGCACAGATTAAGGCCGGAGAGGATGTACAGAAGAACATGGAACAGCTTTATCTGCAGGTAAGGGACTACATTCATTCTGTGGCCATGAAGTACCGTAACAGCGGAGAGGTGGAGGACCTGGAGCAGGAAGGATACCTGGCTCTCCATGCAGCCATTGAAAAGTATGACCCTGGCCAGGGGTTTAAATTCCTGACTTATGCAGCGTATTACATCCGGCAGGGGATGCAGCGTTACCTGCAGGTGAATGGGAGCTGCCTGCGTCTGCCGGTCCATTGCCAGGAGAAGATACAGAGGTACAACCGGTTTTGTCAATCGTTCAAGATGGAGCATGGCAGGAAACCCACGGATACTGAGATTGCAGCAGGGCTGGACCTTATTTTGGAGCAGGTATGGGAAATCAAGGAGAATGCCCGGGCGATTCACCTGGGCAGCCTGGATGCTCCAGTTATGGGGATAGAAAGCAGTGAGGATGCCACCGTGGGAGAATTGACTGGAGATGATACGGATGTAGAGGGAGAGGTTGTAGAACAAATCCAGGACGGGCAGCTTAAGGATACATTGTGGGGATGTGTGGATGCTCTCCCGGACCGGCAGCCGGAGGTGATACGGAAACGGTATCAGCAGGACATGACCCTGGCTGAAATCGGAAAAACATATGGAGTCACTGCAGAGGCAGTAAGGCAGACACATGCGAAAGCATTGCGGGAATTACGGAAACCCAGAGCCGCCAAGCAGCTGCGCCCATTTCTTCCGGGAGTGGGAATCTATGAAGGCGGCATTGATAGCTTTAACAGGACGTGGACCAGCAGTACCGAAAGGGCAGCACTCAGTATGGCTGAGTCCATGGAGATAGAGGAACGTAGGCGGGAGAAACACATGGAGCTGCTGGATAAAATAAGGGCGAAAGTTGCGATATCGCAACAGAAGGGAGAACAACACGAATAAAGAAGAGATAAAGAAAATTGTGGTGGACTATATAAACAAGAATGAATCGGCCAGCTATGCGGAACTGCAGTGGCTGTTTGAGGAGAAGGGCTATGACTACAAAGGAGAACTGCTGTCCTGTTCGGATGTCTGTGAACATGTGGTGTTCTGGAGTGGCTGGAATGCGGAAGCTTTTGACCTGATGACGGAGCTGTTGCATGAGGGAGTGGCCCACCGGGAGCCGGCACATCCCCTGCGGTATCTTTTAGATGGGGCCGGGCTTACCCTGCCAAAGGTACAGCGTGCGGTGCAGTATAAGACGGACCATTGGGCGCCTGTGGTGTTTGTAAAGGGGCCGGATTCGAGGGCGGCAGAATGAGGTGTAAATTTTGTGGGGCCGACATGAGGGCCGTTACCTATAATTCGGATGGATATAGTGAAAGGTTGGTTGTCCTGGATGACTTCAACAAAATAAACGAGGATTCCCCCACCTCTACAGGTGGAGGGAGGAATCGCCAAAAACAAGCATAGTGGCAGTGGCGGGCATATATCCCCCACTGACATGAGGCAAGACTATCCGGCATCGGATAAAAGGCAGCAATGCTGCCGTGTCATTATGAACGATATATGGGTTCATAATGTGGATTGAAATAACCTTTATTCCGGACGATATGAAATGGTTGGAAAGATTATGTACTGCCCTGAATGCGGAAGCTTGCAAGTGGAAATAAGTCCGGTCCGATAGAAATAAAGGGACCCCATAGGTTGATTGACTGAGTGACGAAACGAGTGAGGGATTCAACGCTTATTCATGAGAATAATTAATTGACCAAACAAAAGCATTAGAGATAGCGCTTCATATGTACTCATGTTCCTCACCCCTTTCGTTCAAAGAACTATGGGGTCCGTTTTTATAGTATATCACGGTATAGTGGTCAGTATAGGAAAATGTAGAAATAAGATGGTAAAAAGGATGAGATTTTACATTAAATTAGAAAAGTTTCAGAATAGGTTAACAATTTGAAAAATTACAATTATAATCTATATGTGAAAGCGAACGTATGTGCGTTTTCGTTGGTGTAACGGCGCAAGCCTTTACATACAGCAATTGGTTAATTCAAACCCAACACATGCTTATAATATGTCACGGTATGAATGCATGAGGTGTTGGACTCACAGGGCGGAGCTTTTTACCATCCTCCGCCCAGAAAGGAGGCTATTGATGATAATAAAGAAAATAGAAGAGATATTGCAGATGCAGACATTCGGAATGTATTACAAGGCCTGTTATCAATGGGCGAAGCTCTTTGAATATATAGATATGGCATGGATATATTGTCCGGAAAGTGGAAGATGTGGTGAACTGGACATGGTGGCAGACTTTTATCTTCCTGATCAGGATGCGTATTTCATTGTTGATCTTGGACGGGCTGGCAGAGGGTATACGAATTGTAAGGAGCTGTCCGGGAAGTTGAAAAGGCTGATTGTTCTGGGAGGCCCTGATGGAGGATTCCGCGTATTTGAGAATGGAGAAGATTATTCCAAGGTAGAATCCGTCCTCTGCCAATGCGCTTCCTGTGGAAGGTATTTCTTCATGAATGAACCGGGGAGCTATGAATGCAGGGTATGCGGGAAATATGACGGGGATCATCATCTGGCACGCTGGATAGATGGGTGTGAAAATGTATTTGCAGATGTTCCGTCAGACTGTGACTGGCTGTTTAAAAAGACAAGGGGGTTATGAGTTGGCAGAACGCAGGATGTTTTCAAAGAAAATTATAGACAGTGATTCTTTTTTGGACATGCCTCTCTCAACGCAGGCTTTGTATTTCCACCTGGCCATGCGCGCGGATGATGATGGGTTCCTTAATAATGCCAGAAAGATTATAAAAATCGTAGGGGCGTCCCAGGCTGACTATGACCGGCTGGTCGAGGATCGGCTTGTCCTTCAGTTTGATGATGGGATATGTGTCATCAAGCATTGGAGGATACATAATTACCTCCGGGCCGACCGGTACAAGGAAACGCAGTACACGGAGGAAAAGTCGAAGCTGTACCTGAAAGAAAATGGTGCGTATACCCTTAATAAAGATAAAGCGGTTGCCAGTCTGTCAACCAATGGTAAACCACTTGACACGCATATGGATACCGTTGGTATACCAGATGACAACCAAATGGATACCGCTGGTTACACAAATGACAACCAAATGTCTACCTGGTTGACGCAGGATAGGATAGGTAAGGATAGGATAGGTAAGGAAAGTATAAAAAAATATATATGTCCGGAGCCGGGCAAGCCCGCTCCAGACTGTAGCGATATTTTTCTTCCTCTTGTTGATGGCACTTTTTACAGTGTACCATGGGATAGGATTAATAATTGGTCAAAAGCATTTCCGGCTGTGGATGTGGAGCATGAGCTGCGGAAGATGCTGACATGGCTGGACAGTAATCCTAAAAAGCAGAAAACTGCACGGGGAATCAACCGCTTTATCAATGGCTGGCTTTCCAGAACGCAGGATAATGGTGGGACTGGCCATTTCATCGAGGAAAACAGAACATTGACAAAGACCAAAGACGGGAGGATCCTGCAATGAAATTTGATGAGAATGAAATCCGGAAAGCCATCTCCATCATGAAACCCCAAAACAGCCTTTTTGAAATCCGGGTCATTGCCGCAGGAGGCGGGAATGCAAGCGGTTATTTCCGAGATGCGGATACCTGTATTAATGCAATGCGGGGAATCCGTATGGATGGAAACAGCAATGTGTATATCACGCTGAACGGAATTAAGGATGAATGCCATTCCAGGCAGCAGAGAAATTGTTTTGTGCGCAATGCAAAACCTAACACATCTGATTCAGATATCTATTGTTTTGATTGGCTGATGGTGGACATGGATCCGGTCCGCGCAGCCGGCACGTCATCCAGCGAGGAGCAGATTGGCTATGCGAAAGAAAAATGTAATGAGGTCTATGCCTTTATGAAACGGACAGGATTTGATGACCCGATAGTGGCCTTTAGCGGGAATGGGGCACACCTCCTGTACAGCATTGGCCTGGCCATGAATGACGAGAACAAGCAGCTGGTAAAGGACTGCCTGGCGGTACTGTCCCTATTCTTTTCTGACGACAAGGTTGACATTGACACGGCCAACTTCAATCCGGCCAGGGTGTGCAAGCTGTATGGTACTCTGGCGCAGAAAGGGGCCAATACACCGGAACGGCCGCACAGGATGAGTTATATCGTGCAGGCGCTGGAGAATCCAAAACAGAATGACAAGGCACTGCTGCAGAAACTGGCAGGCTACCTGCCGGTCCCGGACAAGCCGCAGGGCTACAACCGGTTTAATCCCAGGGAGTTTGACCTGGACCAGTGGCTGGATGAGCATGGCCTGCATTACACCAAAGCCAGTTATGGCAGCGGAACCAAGTACATACTGGAGCATTGCCCCTTTGATGAAAACCATACAGGGAAGGATGCCTGTATATTCAAGATGTCTAACGGCGCCATTGGGTTCCACTGTTTCCACAACTCCTGCGCAGACAGGACCTGGCAGGATGTCCGCAGGATGTTTGAACCGGACGCCTATGACCGGCAGTATGTGAAGGAGGAGAGGCGGCCAAACTACCAGAACCCCAATTATGTGGTTGAGAAGAAGACGGAAATCAAAATGGTTGATGGCCAGCCGGTATTCTTTACCACGGAACAGATCCGACTTATGGAGGAGCCGCCGGAGGAATTCATTAAGACCGGGGTCGATGTGATAGATCAGAAGATGCGCGGGCTTAAGAAAGGGTTTGTCACCTGTCTGAGCGGACTGAGGGCTGCGGGGAAGTCCAGCATCATCTCTCAGATAACGGTTGAGGCTTCCCAGCAGGGATACCGGACGGCACTATTCAGCGGGGAGCTTAAGCCTAAGAACTTGCTGAAATGGCTCCTTCTGCAGGCTGCCGGGAAGATGTATGTGAAGGAAACACAGTATGATAACTATTACGTGGTACCGGAACCTTATGACGAGGTTATATCCAAATGGCTGGATGAAAAAGTGTACGTCTATAACAACTATTACGGCAACGAGTTCAGTTCCATCATGGAGCAGATACGCAAGTGTGTTGTGGAGCATAAAGTTGACCTTATAATTCTGGATAACATGATGGCGCTGAACCTGATGGAGATGGGCAGCGACAAGTACCAGCAGCAGAGCCATTTTGTGGAATGTCTGGAGAATTTTGCAAAGGCAGCAAATGTCCACATCCTGTTTGTGGCGCATCCCAGGAAGTCTGTTGGGTTCCTTCGGCTGGACGATGTGTCCGGCAGTAATGATATCGTGAACCGTGTGGATAATGCTTTTATTCTGCACAGGGTCAATAATGACTTCAAGCGATTGACAAAAGACATGTTCAAGTGGAAGGATGACAACCTACTGTATCAGTCCACCAATGTGATTGAAATATGCAAGGACCGCGATGGCGGCGTACAGGATGAGTTTATCCCGCTATTCTTTGAGGCCTGCACAAAGCGCCTTAGGAACAGCCCGGGGGAGAATAAGATATACCCATGGAAGGAAGAAATGGCGAAACTATTTGGAAATGATACCGGGATGTTTGAGTCTGTACCTTTAGGCGAGGAGCTACCGTTTAGTTAAGGAGGATGCATGGATAACGAGAAGGTGAAGGGAATTTTCTGGAAGAGTTATAACTGGTTCTGGAATAAGTGGAAGGATGAGATGTTACCAAGGGAATCAGACAAATGGGACGCGGTGGTAAAGGATGCCAAAGAGGTTATGTGTGAATATGACTGCCGAATGTGCAAGAAGATTATTCTGGCCCTGCTGACAGAGCTTGAAGAGCGGAGTTGGGGAAATGGAGGGGATAATGTGAGAGCGTATAAGGTATCGAAGGAATCGGAACTGACCGTGGAAGAAAAACTTGAGGTGGTCAAGGGCTATGGAATAGCTGACCTGTTATATGTGATAAGGGAATTTGAGGAGAATCCGGGTAAGTACGAACCAGAAGTGATTAAATTGATTGTGCAGCAGCTCACGGATAAGGGCATTATGTTGATGTATTGAGAGGGGGATGTTTTTGAGGCAGATATATTATAACGTATATGACTACGGGCGCCTTGTTGGTTCGTATGCGACTATGGATATACAGACTATGCTTCATTGCGGCCGGCAGGTACCTGAACACTGCGCGGCAGATGGAAAAGCATACCGGGGCAGATATACATTCAACCGGTTAGGTGACTATGGGGATGTTAAGTCCGGCAATCTGGCGGCTGAATGGGACAAGGTGAGATTTCAGATTCTGCATTGAGCTGGACACGGCATGGGAACAAAAGAGACTACGGGTTAAAGAAAGGAATGGGTAACATGAAGAAAATAAATAGAATCGTTATGGTACAGAGTATGGTAAACACCCTGGTGGACAGCATCAAGGAATATGAGACTTTTGAGAACAAGAACGGATATCCGCCTATGTATTGCAACACCGAACAGTACAATACAAAGGAATCCATCAAGAGGCGGATTGTGCAGGCCAGGGCGGAGTTGAACCAGCTGGCCAAGGAGCTGTAAGGAGGCAAAGACGATGAATGAATTTGGACAAAGACTCTCTGAGTTGATGAAGAAAAATCAAATGTCAGCATATCGGTTGGCTAAGGAGTTGGATATTCACCAGACTACGATAAAAAATTGGCGTGAAGGCAAGTGCGAACCTATGGCAAGTCATATAGTGAGCATTGCAATAATATTCAACGTTACATGTGATTATTTGTTAGGGAGGTAATCGAATTGGAATTGACAGAAAATGAAAAGAAGAAGGAGTTCCTGATGTCCTATCAGAAGGAGAAGCGGCGGGTCCGGCGTTTGGAAGAGCAGTTGGAAGAACTGAGGCGGAATAAAATGTCTCCTTCGGTCACGAATGACGGGATGCCGCACGGGACGGATAAGAAGGACCTGTCTGATTATGCAGTGAAGGTGGATGAGATAGAGCAGGAACTGGTTGCGGCCCGGTACAGCCGGATATGCGCATTCCAGGAGGTACAGAAGCGGATTGAGGCTATGGAGGATGAGAGAGAAAAGGATTTGCTTACATACCGGTATATTCGGGGGATGAAGTGGGAAAAGATTTGCACCGAAATGAAGCACAGCTGGCAGCACATCCACCGCATACACGCCAAGGCATTGAAAAATTTCACAATGTGATGGAATGTGACTATAAAGGTGTGATATATTGTAAGAAACAAATTGGGCCTTCCGGAAACGGGGGCCTTTTCTATTGCCCATTTCCCGGCGCCTGAAACTCAGGGCGGCCGGGACTTTGTGCGAAGGGGATTTTTTATATTACAAAAAGGTGGTGAGCTTGATTGGCGTTGACTCAAAAACAGAAATTGTTTATTGATGAATATTTAATTGACCTGAATGCCACTCAGGCCGCCATCCGCGCAGGATACAGTCCAAACAATGCGGATAAGATAGGGTCTGAGTTACTAGGGAAAACTAGAGTTTCAGATGCGATAAAGACAGCTATGGCGGAACGTTCGAAACGTACCGGTGTCAATGCGGACCGTGTGGTCCAGGAACTGGCGAAGATTGCTTTCGTGAATGCAACAGAGGTGATTGACCCTAAAACGGCTATGGTCAGAGAGGATGCACTTCCGGAGGACACGGCTGCCATTCAGTTCGTGAAGGTCAAGACCTTTGGCGAGGACGGGCTGGAACGGGAAATCAAGATGGCTGACAAGCTTAAGGCCCTGGAGCTCCTGGGGCGCCATCTGGGGATATTTAAGGATAAGATGGAGCTGTCAGGTGGCCTGGATGCCGAAAAGACCAAACTGGATGACCTGCTCCAGCAGATGCGTGGTGGTGGCTAATGAGTGCGGAAAGATTATTACTATCAGACAAGTACAAGGCATTTCTGCGCTGTGATGCGCCGGTAGAATTTTTGGAGGGCACAACGGCAGCCGGAAAGACCACGGTGGGGTTGTTTAAATTCATGCTCAAGGTAGCTGAGTCGCCCAAAAAGCTTCACATCCTGGCAGCGGATGACACCGGCGCCGCAGAGAAAAATATCATTCAGAAAGACCTGGGCATACTGGATGACTTCGGCGTCCTGGTGGAGTACAAGGGTAATGGCGGAGGTGGTTATAACATGCCCCACATCCTCTTCCACACATCCGGCGGCGATAAGATAATCTTTGTTGTCGGCTATGGCAACAAGCGCAAGTGGAAGGATGCCTTGGGCGGCCAGTACGGATGCCTGTACATTGATGAGATTAACACGGCCGACATAGAGTTTGTGCGTGAGGCCGCCATGCGGAGTGATTACCTGATGGCCACGCTCAATCCGGATGACCCTGGCCTAGATGTCTACAAGGAGTATATCAACTGCTCCCGGCCATTGCCCGAATGGGAATCAGAGACACCAAAGGAAATTAAAGACGAATTGCAAGAGGAGCCAAAACCCGGCTGGGTACATTGGTTCTTTTCTTTTGCCCATAACCTGGGCCTGAGCAAGGAAAAACTGGAACAGATAATGACCAATACCCCGAAGGGAACGAAAATCTGGAAGAATAAGATTCAAGGCCTGCGTGGTAAGGCAACCGGATTGATATTCTCCAACTTTGAGCGGTCTAAGCATGTCATCACAGTCCAGCAGGCCAAGGCACTGAAATTTAAAAAGTTCACGGCGGCCCTGGACACATCCTACTCTTCCAAGTCCCCGGATACCATAGCCATGATATTCCAGGGAATCACGGAGGACAGGAAACTTATCACCCTGTCCGAAAAAGTCTATAACAATTCCAAGCTTGACATCCCGCTGGCGCCCAGTGACACAGCAGTCAAGTTTGTGGCCTTCCTGGAGCAGTGCCGGAAGGAGTGGGGATTTGCCAAGGATGTGTACATAGACAATGCAGACCAGGCGACCATCACGGAGCTGCGCAAATACAAGCGGCTTAAAGGCTGTCTGTATAATTTTTATGACTCCTACAAGCGACCGGAGATTTTGGACCGTATCAACCTGCAGCTGGGCTGGATACAGCAGGGCTGTTACCTGGTAGTTGATACCTGCATGGAGCATCTGTCCGAGTTGGACCGGTACAGCTGGGATGATGAGAAGGACAAGCCAGAGGACAGGAACGACCATACCATTAATGCCAATCAGTATGCATGGATACCATACCGGAACCTGATTGGATTTGAGGAGGCTGAGAAGAAATGAGGTGGCTGAACAACATGAATGAGACAATTAAGCGTGGTATTCGTACCTGGCTGAATGTGGTGCCGGCCAGCGGGAACTGCATCCAGATTAACGAGGTCCTGGACTTCGAGGCCAATGCCATCCGGAACCGCATCTGGTACCGCGGGGATGGAAACGAGCTGGAGCAGATGTACCAGCAGGCCCCGGAGTATGCGGATAAATATAAGTTCTGGGCCAGCAGGTGCACACCGGGTCTGGAGATGCGCAAGATACATACCGGTCTGCCTGGGCTGATTATCCGCATCCTCTCAGGCATTGTCCTGGATGATATGAATGACTTTGACTTTGCGGATAATGACCGGCAGCGGCAGCTGTGGGAGGACATTGCAAAAGATAATAAGTTCACTCGTAAAATGGAGAAGGCTTTAAAGGAGGTCCTATACATCGGGGATGGAGCCTTTAAGGTCACGATTGATACGACTGTCAGCGAGTACCCTATTCTTGAATGGTATCCAGGGGAGCGAATTGAGATTGTCCGGAACCGGGACCGGGTGAAGGAGGTCGTGTTCAAGACGCCGTATAAGGCTGGCCATCAGCAGTATGTCCTATATGAGCATTATGGATATGGTTACATATACAACGAGTTGTACAAGGGTGACACTTCGGTGCCCCTCAATGCTAGCGACGCCACCAAGGGCATCAAGGACACGAAGTTTGATGATAATGTCATCCTGGCCGTACCCTTGCAGGTCTATGAGTCCACCAAATACGAGGGGCGCGGCGGCAGCATCTTTGATGGTAAGCTGGACAGCTTTGACGCTTTTGACGAGGCTTGGTCCCAGTGGATGGATGCCCTACGCGCTGGACGAGCCAGGACATATATACCTGAGTGCCTGATACCGCACGACCCAGCGACCGGGCAGATTATTCGCCCCAATTCTTTTGATAATCAGTATTTTGCCTCTGATAACGACATGTCAGAAAGTGCGGATAACAAGGTCAACGTGGTGCAGCCGGCAATACCCCATGACAGTTATCTTGCATCTTACTGTACAGCTCTGGACCTTTGTCTGCAGGGGGTCATAAGTCCCAGCACTTTGGGCATTGATGTCAAGAAGCTGGATAATGCTGAGGCTCAGCGTGAGAAAGAAAAAGCTACCCTGTATACCCGGAACGCCATCGTGGAGGCGCTGCAGGAAACCCTGCCTGAGCTGGTGGAGGCAACCATCAACGCATATAACTTCCTGCATGGAAAGGCTGCGGAGGAGGTTAAGGTGGACATCCCATTTGGTGAGTATGCAAACCCATCCTTTGAGAGTCAGGTGGAGACTTTGGCCAAGGCCCGGCCCGGCGTCCCCATGATGAGCATTGAGGCCCAGGTAGAAGAGCTGTATGGGGACAGCAAGGATGATGCATGGAAACAAGAGGAGATAGCGCGGCTGAAGGCAGAGCAGGGCATTGCGGAAGTGGAGGAACCCGGAATCAATGAGGCTGCCGGCGGTTTCCAACTGAACATGGAGGGAGGAAAGGCAGATGAAGGTCAAGGTAATGAACCGTCTGTACCAGATGAACCAGAAGGAGTACCAGGGGCTGCTGCAGGTGGCAAGTGAGCAGGTGCCGTTCGGGATATACGCCATTGAAAAGCAGGGATATGCAGAGCTGCGCTGTGATAAGTGTAGCAGCGTCACACAGCTTAAGAGTCTCACACGGCAGTTTAAGGCGCAAGGGTTTAAGGTACATGCAAATGGGAGGTGATGTCGTTGACAGAGTACGATATCGGCGGCGCCTTCAAAGCCATAGAGGATGAGCTGATTGCCTCCATGATTCGCAACATGGACCGGCACCGGGCCGAAGAGACCAAAGAAGGCGTTGAGTGGTCCATGTGGCAGGCTGAGCAGTTGAAAGCCCTGGAGAAGTACAAGAGGGACAACCAGAAGCGCTTTAAGGGCCGATTCCAGGACCTCAACAAAGAAATGGGGGAACTGATACGGATATCCAGGCAGCGCGGTAATATGCAGCAGGAAGTCAAGATACTCGATGCCATTCGGAAAGGTTTTCCTGCTAAGAAAATCAGTCAAGGCGTCACGGCAGAGTTTTTCCGGTTCAATGACCGAAAATTGGAGGCCTTGATTAAGGCAACCACCAATGATATGCAGCAGGCAGAAACAGCCGTCCTTCGCATGGCCAACGACCAGTATCGGAAGGCCATCTTTAATGCCCAGGTATACGCCAATTCCGGCGCCGGCACCTACGAGAAAGCCGTTGATATGGCTACCAAGGACATGCTTTCCCGGGGGCTTAACTGTGTGGAGTATGTCAATGGTGCCCGTCATACCCTGGCGGATTATGCCGACATGGCCATCCGGACGGCATCCAAGCGGGCTTACCTACAGGGCGAGGGGGAGAAAAGGCGGGAATGGGGGATTACCACGGTCATCATGGCTAAGCGCGGCAACCCATGTCCTAAGTGTCTGCCCTTTGTCGGTAAAGTCCTGATTGACGACGTCTGGTCCGGCGGAAAGAAATCCGATGGGCCGTATCCCCTCATGAGTAAGGCCATAGCATCCGGACTGTATCACCCCAGATGCAAGGACAGCCACACAACATACTTCCCTGGCATCTCCACTGCAGACGATACCTGGACTAGGAAGGAACTGGAGGCGGTCGGTCAGGCCAATAAGCAGGAGGCCTGGCAGCAGTATGCGGCAAGACAGTCTGAGAAGTATGGACGATTGGCGGAATATTCGTTGTCACCAGAAAATCAGAAGCAGTATAAACAGAAATCTGAAAAATGGGAGGGGGAGGCAGAAAAGAGATACGCGGTCTCAGATGAGATAAAGGTGCATCGGGATGATACGCCAGTCAAGATGGTTGACCTGATAGATAAATATACTAACGATGAGTTTGTTGTCCTCAATGAAACGTCTGAACATGCATTTGCTTATGACCCTGATACGGATACAATCAGAATCAATACGACACATCCGCAGTATCCATATCAAGATTACAAAGAAGTCATGCTCCATGAGCTGGCGCACAGAATTGACCAAAATGAGTTTGGGAGTCCTATGAATGCAGAGTTTTCAAATGCAATCATAGAAGCGGAAAAACATCTAATGGAAAACGCAGAACGATATAGGAAAATGTTTGAACCGGGCGGAGAATTAGAGTATAATAACCTTATCAGCGACATGATGGGATGCATTACGGATAATTCAATTGTCGGTGGGGCTTCTCATGCTTCGCAATATATTAGCGTTCCGGGATACACAGAACTGGAGGTATTTGCCGATATCTTCTCAGCGTTGTATCAGGGGGATGATAATACTGTTAGATTCATAAAAGACGAGTTTCCAGATATACACAAAGCTTTTCTGGGGATTATAGGAGGATGATTGATTCATGCTTAAGAAAGAGTTTGTTGATATGATGAGAAACGATGAGGAATTGCAGGAATTGCGTCGCAAAGTATATTCGATTACTGGACAGCTTAAAGACATATCATTCTGTATCGGAGCAAAGTACACTTATGAAGAGTGGAAAGAGCAGCTGAGAAAAATTGTAGAAGAACACGAAACCACCAGTCAGTAACGGCCGGTGGTATTTTATTTGTTGCGATATCGCAACGGAAAAGGGGTGATAACATAACGCCGGCAGTGCAGATAACAGCAATCATTTGTCTGACAATTATCATATTGTGTTGGAATGGAAAGAAGAAATGAGTGAAGCACGCGGGACTATCCCGGGTGTTATTTTTACGCCCAAACACGAGCATGGCTTAAAACTGCTGCGTGGCCAGCGACACTGATGACAATGGATGCAATAAAAATTACAGGGTGACACCCTTAAAATGGAGGTATGGATGATGAAACGTATGAACTTACAGTTATTTGCTGAGCCCGCAGGTGGAGCGGGAGGAGCCGAGCCGCCGGCAGGAGGTCAGAACCAGCAGACACAGACCCAAACAGGACAGCAGGCATCCCCTGCAATTGATTATGCTAAAATCCAGCAAATGTTGGACGGGACTCTGGCCGCTAAGGAGGACACGGCCTTGAAAGCCTACTTCAAGCAGCAGGGGCTCAGCCAGGAAGAAATGGAACAGGCAATTGCCACATTTAAGCAGCAGAAGGCGGCCCAGCAGCCGGATGTGGGCGCAATCCAGCAGCAGCTCACCCAGGCCCAGGCAGTGGCCCAGAAGGCCATGATTGACAGTGCAGCTACCATGACGGCGGTATCACTGGGGATTGATGCCAAAACAATTCCTTACGTCCTTAAGATGGCCGACTTAAGCCAGGTCATGGGGCAGGATGGGAAAATCAATGATGAGGCGCTTAAGGCAGCCCTGAACAAGGTACTTGAGGACGTGCCGGCGCTGAAACCCCAGGCATCAGGCTCCACCGGGTTCATCCAGGTGGGAGCAGCCAGTGGGCAACAGCAGACGCAGGCGACAGACGACGCCCTTAAAAAGGCGTTCGGACTTTAATGAAAGAGAGGATTAAGAAATGGCAGTATATGATTATGCAACAACCTTTACACAGCTGCTCCAGCAGAAGTACGCAAAGGAATTATGCTCTGATGCTTTAACACAGAGTAACCAGCAGGTGAAGTTCATCAATGCCCAGACTATCAAACTTCCAAGGATGGCAGTGACTGGGTATAAGGACCATACCAGGACACCGGGATTCAATGTAGGCACCCTGAGTAATGACTGGGAGGCAAAGAAGCTGGAACACGACAGGGATGTGGAGTTCTGGATTGACCCCATGGACATTGACGAAACAAACCTGACCTTATCCGTGGCAAACATACAGAACACGTTTGAGACCGAACAAGCTATCCCGGAAAAAGATTCCTACCGCTATTCTAAACTTCATGCAGAGCTGACCACCTATTCAGGCCGTATTAGTACCGATGTGATTACGGCAGCCAATTTCTTGGAAGCATTTGACGAGGAAATGGCGAGGATGGACGAGGCCGGTGTTCCGGAGGAGGGGAGGATGCTGTATGTCACCCCAACCATGAATAAGATTGTGAAGGAGGCAGAAGGACTCCAGAGGGTTATGACCGTCGCATCCCCGTCCACAATCAACCGTAAGGTACATAGCTTGGATGATGTGACCATAAAGATGGTTCCGGCAGCCAGGATGAAGACGAAGTATGACTTTACAACCGGCTGTGTAGCTTCCGCTGACGCCAAGCAGATTAACTGGATTCTGATTCATACTTCCTGCGTGGTATGCCGGGATAAGTACAGCTATATCAAGCTGTTCACCCCAGGGACGGATTCAAGAACGGCGGACGGATATTTGTATCAGAACCGTTGCTATGGCGACCTGTTCCTTCTGGAAAAGAAGGTGGAGGGATGTGCCATGAACGTAGAGCCAGCCGGAGCGTAAGGAGGTAGTATGAGAGCAGTTAAGGGAAATAAAGAGTACACCATTGATGAAAGCCAGCAGAAGTCCTATCAGGATGCTGGTTTTGATATTGTGGGTGATGACGGCCGGGTGACTGCGTATGGACGCGGAAAGACAGTGCCTTATGATGAATACATGAAGGCGGTTAAAGAGATTGAGCATCTGCAGAACATAGCGGCTGAAAGATACACTGAAAACGAAGCATTGAAAGCAGAGATTGCAGCCCTCCGGGCCCCAAAGCAGGAACCGGCAAAGAAAGCAGAGAGTAAAAAGGCGGGTGAATGACATGCCCTATGAACCCTATGTCACCTATGAGTACTACTGTGACGCATACAAGGGGGCTGTTATCCCCATGAACGAGCTGGACAAGGCCCTTAAGCAGGCCAGCCGCCACGTTGATTCCCTGACCTACAACCGTATTGTGGGCCGGGGATTTTCTAATCTGACAGCCTTCCAGCAGGATGTTATCCAAGAAGTGGTCTGCCAGCAGGCGGACTTTGAATGGGAGAACGCAGACGAGATTAACACCATCCTGCAGGGCTACAGCATCAACGGGGTGTCGGCACAGTTTGGCAGCAGCTGGAACGTATTTACAGACAAGGGCGTGGCTATGAAGCGGGATGTGTACGCCCTGCTGTCCCAGACGGGCTTGTGCTGCCGATTAGCGAGGTGAACCATGAAATATCCATGCTTAGTTCCAAAACGGCTATGTAAGACAGATATACATGTCCATCTGGAGTCGGAGGACACGGATAACCACGGTAAGCCGGAGAAGGCGCTGGACCTGGAATTGAAATGCAACTTCCAGGACCGGGCCAAGACCATTCTGACCACAGAAAAGAAGCTGGTGCAGATAACAGGTACGGCCTTGTTCCCCGGGGACATTGCCCCAGACTTCCCAACCTTAAGTGGGGGTACCGTTACCATATTCGGGGAAGAACGGAGGATAGAGCAGGGGATGAAGGCCAGAAACCCGGACGGGACGGTTAACTATTGCCAGTTGGAGGTGGTCTGATGCAGGTTAAATCAACTGTGAAGATGAATTTCCCGCGGATTAAACAGCTGACACAGGCGGCAGTGACTGCCTTGGAGATGACAGCGGAGGCACTACACACGGAGGTTGTCCAGGCCCAGGTGATGCCTTTTGACACAGGCCACCTGGAGGAGGACAGCTTTTTTGCGGATTACAAAGAATGTGGTCAAGGGAAAGCGACGCTGGTGGTAAACACGCCTTATGCGCGGCGTCTGTATTTTCATCCGGAATACAACTTCCAGACGGATGAGAACCCGTTTGCCGGTGGCGAATGGTATGAACCATGGCTACCTGGTGGAGTAAGCCAGGATTTTGCCAGGAATGCATTTAAGCGGTTTTACAAGAAAGTAGGTGGTGTATGATGCTGACCTTGGATGACATCCGGGGATACATAGGAGGCCTGGGAATTACGGCTGACAGGAATGTCTATATCGGGAAGCTGAACAGCAAGAAGGACCATTCCATTGGTGTATATCACCGGCAGGGCAGCGGTCCTCCCGTGATGGCCCTGGGGGGACATGATTATAGCAGCTACAACATCCGGCGCATCTCCCTGCTGGTCCATTGGGACAGGGATGTACAGGCATCAGAGCGGGCCGCCTATGAGCTGTATGAGAAACTTAAAAACGTATCCAGCCTGTCCATAGGGGGTACACCCATTAATTGTATCATCCTCCAGGTACCGGAACCGGTTGACGTGGGAACGGATGAAAAAGGTGTATATGAATATGTGATATGGCTGGATTTTGTGTATCAGAGAAAGTGAGGAATGAGATATGGCAGATGCAGCAGGAAGAGTTTATCCGGTGCATAACAATGTGTTTAAGTTTGGCATAAAAGGCCTTGAAAGCACAGAGGAGAATATGGCTGTACCGTTAGATTTGGAGAATTTCGCTCCGTCCATTGACGGTACCGTAGAGGAATGGTATGCCATGGATGCAAAGGGCTGGGCAAAAGCAGCCATGACAGGAAAGAAGCTGGGATTTTCCTTCAAAGGAAAGAGGTCAGTAGGTGACCCGGCCAATGACTATATTGCCGGCCTGGCCTGGAAGTTCGGACAGGACGTCATGACGAAGTTTGAGTGGACCATGGTATCCGGCGCAAAGCTGGCCTGTGACGTGGTTGTGAATGTGACCACTCCGGGCGGCGGTGATACAACCAACATTGACACCCTGGAATTTGAAGTGACGGGATATGGCGCCCCGACATTTACACCGGCGCCCACACCAGGAGCATAAGGAGGAATAACGAATGGCAAGGAAAGTAGATATCACAGATAAATTGAGTTTTGAAGGGAATCCATCCCTGGTAATCAAGGGAAAGGCCATAGAAGTGAATGCGGATGCCCCGACCATGCTTAAGGTCATGGGACTGATGTCGGCTAATGACCCTGGTGCACAGGAAATCCTGGAGGCCTACGACATGATGTTCCCAGAAAAGTCCAAGAAAGAGATAGAGAGGATGAAACTGGGATTCAATGACTTGATTATTGTAGTGCAGGAAGCGGTCCAGCTCATTTCCGGCATGGAGGAACCTGCCGGGGGAGAGCAGTGACCCGTACTACGATATGTTTGAGGATTGGGACCTGATAGTCTCCAGCTTCCTGTCGCAGTACGGGTTGCGTATACGAACGAAAGAATTTGAAACAGTCTCCTGGGACGAATTCAAGGCACTGATTGCCGGCCTGTCCCCGGAGACGGCATTAGGCCGTGTGGTAGCCATCCGGTCCGAAACGGATAAGGATATCATCAAACATTATACAAAGGACCAGCGCCGGATATATGATGATTGGCGTAACCGGGAAATGAAAGAAATGGATGGGGAAACCTTCGAGAAGGAAATGGCCGGCCTGGAGAAGATGTTTGCGGCTATGTGCAGAGGTGGTTAAGATTGAGAAAGTAAGATGTGTAAGATGTGG